CGGCTGCATTAACGGCATTACCGACAGGAGGTCCAGGCACCTTTCCCCCTGCTGCTCCACCTCCACCTCCACCTTCTACTGATATAACGCCAGAGGTTTTTATACCAGAAGTTGATGCAGCATCAACGGCAGAAGGTTTTATGAACATAGAGCGACCTGATAGATCTATAGACAGAGAGATAGCGGGTGGTACTTTTGACGATGACCCTGCTTTTACGCAGGGGATCATACCATCTGAGGTTAGCCCTGGACCTCAATTTACTTATCAGAATATAGGCGGTATTGGCCTTGGCGATAACCGTGAAGATATTCAGGCTAATTTAGGTTCAGACGTTGATGTTGATCCATTTTTAGGAATTGATTCAGCGATGGATAGTTTTGATAATCTCTTAAGTGATCGTAATGCAGGTATGGGTTTTAGATATACCAATCAAGCTGAACGTGATTTAAGAAATCTTGGTCAGATGGATACAACACCTCCTGATAATATTCAGCCTGATGTTGGTCCTGGGTTCTCAACGTCATCATTTGGTCAAGTAGATTTGGGTAGACCAGGCTACAGAGATTTTACGCCTTCAGGCACTCAGATTGCGCCCGAGGCGGCAACGATTTTTGAAATGACGCCAGAAGAGCAAGCTATAGTTGGCGGTATGTCTGCTGTGCCTACTGCGGGATCAGCGGTTACGCCAGAAGAATTAAATATCATGTCAGGCATGTCTGCCGTTCCAGGTGCAGGACAAAAAATTGCTCCACCGAAGGCGGCTACAAGCGGGTCGGATAAAGATGACAAATCTCGTCCTAGATTAACGCCAGAGGAATTAGAAAGTCTTAAAGCATCTTTGGGAGAACAAGTTCCGATAAGCGGCATTGAGAAAGTTATTAATCAAGTTATAGGTAAAGCTTTCTTTGGTCTTGGATCTGGTTTTGCGGATAAACTAAGAAATTCTAGCGAAGCTGAAAGACAAGCGATTGTAGATCAACATTTAAACGCTTTAAATTCTGGAGCTACACCTGTTTATAATGACAAAGGTGAATATATTGGTTTTAACATGAACACTATGGATACCTTTGCAGATAAGGTTCTTGCGGCTGATGATATAAGTGTATTTTTACCTGGAGGTCTTGCGGATGCAGACGGTGATGGCGTTATTGATTATGATCGCTTTCAACAGGTTTTTGATGCGCAATCCACAGCGGCTGACGCTGATCCATTTGGTCAATCAACGGAACAAGGGTTTATTACCTCTGATGGTCGTGAGTTCTTTGTTGATGCAGGTGGTAATGTTGTTGAAGTTAAAGATAGTGTGGTTCCATTTGAAATCGGCGGTGGTGATGATGTAGTTGATATATTTAGTACCACAACTAAAGATGATGGCGGTGACAGCGGTTCTGATACCACAGGAGATGTAGATTTAGGTCATACCATTGATGAAGATGGCAACATAGTTTGTAATACTGAAGGTTACGTTTATAATCCTGAGACAAAAATATGTGAGCTTCCAAAAGAAGAAGAGGTTGAGACTACCCTAGATTCAGGCATTGGCACTGGCACCTCAGGTGAGAGTTTTGAGGATGTTCTGAAGCGAGTTGTGGTAGCTGCACCAAATGTTGCGCCTATATCTGCAAATGTTCGACCCATGCAGGAAGGTGGCATGGCAGGATTAAATCGCGCTGCGGATAATTTTTTGAAGGCTCTCGCGGGGTAATTTATGAATGATCTTAGTGATTTTACTAAGTATCTGACCGATGAAGAGTTAGCGAAGGTCGCTCCCATGTTGGAGCGACTTAAAGTATTAGACGATAGAACAGAGAAGCACGATAACTTTATGAGTTTCGTGAAGTCTGTTTGGCCTCAGTTTATTGAAGGTAGGCATCATAAAATCTATGCTGAGAAGCTGCAAGCAGTAGCAGATGGTAAGCTCAAGCGTTTGATTATTAATATGCCGCCACGACATACAAAGTCTGAATTTGCGAGTTATTTATTTCCCACATGGCTTATGGGGAGAAAGCCAGATCTGAAGATTATTCAAGCAACGCACACAGCGGAGCTTGCCGTTGGTTTTGGTAGAAAGGTTAAAAACCTTATAGATAGCGAGGATTTTAGAGATGTTTTCCCTAATGTCAGTCTTGCGACAGACGCTAAAGCGTCTGGTCGATGGAGTACGAATGGTGGTGGTGAATACTACGCTGTGGGTGTGGGTGGCGCTCTCGCAGGTCGTGGAGCGGATTTGGCGATTATTGACGATCCCGTTTCGGAACAAGATGCGTTAAGCGTTAGCGCATTAGATAATATCTATGAGTGGTATACCTCTGGCCCTAGACAGCGTTTGCAGCCTGGAGGCGCGATTATCATTGTGATGACGCGGTGGAGTATTCGTGACCTGACCGCAAAGGTTTTGCAGAAGCAAAATGAGAAAGGCGCGGATCAATGGGAGGTTGTAGAGTTCCCTGCAATCATGCCATCTGGTAATTCTTTGTGGCCTGAGTTTTGGTCTTTGGAAGAGTTAGAGAGCGTAAAAGCTTCTATTCCTGTGAGCAAGTGGAACTCACAGTATATGCAGAATCCGACTGCGGAAGAGGGTGCGATTGTAAAACGTGAGTGGTGGAACATTTGGGAGCACGATGATCCGCCTTATTGTAGCTATGTTATTCAAAGTTATGACACGGCGTTTAGCAAAAGCGATAGGGCAGACTACTCTGCGATTACAACGTGGGGCGTGTTTCATCACGAGGAGACAGGCGAGGATCATATTATTTTACTTGACGCTGTGCGCGGTAGATGGGAGTTTCCTGAACTAAAGGAAGCAGCAAATGATTTGTTTAAAGAGTTTGACCCTGATATGATACTGATAGAACAAAAAGGTTCTGGCATGCCATTGACACAGGAACTGCGAAGGATGGGTATACCTGTGACTCCGTTCACACCTGGACGTGGAGCGGATAAATTTACAAGAATGCATGCTTGCGCCCCTGTGTTTGAGAGTGGCATGGTTTGGTGTCCCGACACTAATTTTGCCGATGAGGTGATGGAAGAATGTGCCTCATTTCCAAATGGTGAACATGATGACTTGGCGGATTCGATGACACAGGCTATACTACGTTTTAGACAGGGTGGTTTTATTACAACCCCAAGTGATTATGAAGAAGAAGATTTGATGTACTCTCGCAGGAAAAAGGAATATTATTGATGGCGGAGTTTGAAATAAAATACGAAATTAGAACACCTAGATCTCGAAATCCACAAACTGGCGCTGTGAAATATCAAAGCTCTGGATATATGTCTAATCCAATTACTGTTACGGCAAATGATGAAGCAGAAGCTAGAAAAAAAGCAGCAAAACATCCTAAATTATTAGAAAAAAAATCTCGTATTAATGCTAGTATACCTGATGATGTTCAAAGTGCAGGTGGAAAAGCTAGACATAAAATTAAGAGTGTGAAAAGAATTTCTGGAGGAGGTGGTCTTGGACTTTCTATCGGTTCAGGTGGACCAACCTTAACTGGTCTTAAAGGCACTATGCCAAAATACAAAGCACTAAAACTTGGCGGCGCTGTTATGAATGGTCGCGGACCTAAATTTAAAGGACAAAGATAATGGCTAAAAAGGGTAGAAACGTAGCTCGTAAGACCATGAGTAGATCTGATGACTTGCTAGAAGCTGCGGGATTTTTAGCTGCGCCTGAAGCACAGAAAAAAAGAATAGAAGATGCATTGGCAAATGCTATGACAACAGATCCTATTCCAAGGCCAGAAATATTGTTTAATAGGCCAAAGAAATTAATAAAGCCAAAAAGGAGGCCAAAAAAAATGGAAAACGGTGGACTTACAGGTGGTCAAAAAAAACTTGATAAAAATAAAGATGGAAAAATATCAGGTGAAGATTTTAAAATTTTAAGAGGAGAAAAAAAGAATACTAAAGTTCAAAAGATGATGGGCGGTGGTCAAGTATGTCGTGGTGGTGGCGCTGCGGTGAGTGGCACTAAGTTTTCTGGAGTTAGATAATGAGCGATGTCACTTATGACATTGATGTAGAAAAATTAAAATCTGGTGTAAATCAGGTTTTCTTTGATTGCTGTGAGTCACACAATATTGAGGTTGGGGCGGAAGATATCGAATGTGGCATCTCCCTGCCCATTGATGCAGGCGCTCCCAAAGTGTTACTGCTCCATGATGGTTGAGCGACTTTCGCTCCAACACCTAAAAGGGAAAGAAAATGGCTATTGAAAGAGATGTAGGTCCAGGTGGTGCTTTAGAGCAACAGGCTGTTGAACAAGCTGAAGTGTTGATAGAAAACGCTTTGGGACAAAACCCTGGAGTTTTTAACTTTGACGATGGCTCTGCTATTGTTGGAGAATACACAGAAATGGAAGCAACGGTTGAAGCTGCTTTTGATTCTAATTTAGCAGAATTTATAGAAGAAGGGGATCTCAATCAAATATCAAATGATCTGATTGGTAATATTGATGATGATTTTGCATCAAGACAAGATTGGGAAGACACATACAAACGTGGCTTAGATTACTTAGGAATGCAAAATGAAGAAAGAGTTGAGCCTTTTGAGGGTTCCTCTGGTGTTGTTCATCCTCTTTTGGCTGAAAGTGTTACACAATTCCAAGCACAGGCGTACCGTGAGATGTTGCCTGCCACTGGCCCTGTTAGAACACAGGTGATTGGTGCGCAAAACGAACAGCTTACGAAACAAGCTGAACGTGTAAAAGACTATATGAACTACATGATTACCTATGAAATGGAAGAATATGACCCAGAAATGGATCAAATGTTGTTTTATCTTCCGATTGTGGGCTCAACATTCAAAAAAGTTTACTTTGATCCGCTAAAAGGTCGTGCAGTAAGTCAATTTGTGCATGCTGAAGACTTAGTTGTGCCTTATGGAGCTACAGATTTACCTACATGTCCTAGAATTACGCATGTAATTAAGATGGATTCCAATGAAATTAGAAAACTTCAGTTAGCAGGGTTCTATCGTGACGTTGATTTGCCTGATAATGGCTCAAGTGGCGAGGAAATGTCAGAGGTCAAAGAGACAATTAACGAAATACAGGGTGTTCACCCTAGTAATGCGTCTGTTGAGCTAACGTTATACGAGGTTCATACCGATTTAGACCTCAAAGGCTTTGAAGATATGGGCAATGACGGCGCTCCTAGTGGTTTGAAACTGCCATATATCGTTACAATCGTGGAAGATACAGGTGAAGTCCTTTCAATTCGTAGAAATTACGAAGAAATGGACACAATGATGAAGCGCAAAGACTATTTTGTGCATTATAAGTTCCTTCCAGGGCTAGGTTTCTATGGTCTTGGCCTTACGCACATGATTGGCGGCTTGGCGCAAGCTTCTACCTCTATTTTACGTCAATTAATTGATGCGGGTACGCTTTCTAACTTGCCTGCGGGGTTCAAAGCGCGAGGCGCAAGAATTAGAGAAGAAGATAATCCTCTACAGCCTGGAGAATTTAGAGATATAGACGTTGCAGGCACTGATATTCGATCTTCTTTGATGCCTTTGCCATTTAAAGAGCCTTCAGGCACATTGTATAACCTTTTGGGTACTCTCGTGGACGCAGGGCGGCGTTTTGCGGCTATGGCAGACATGAAAATAGCCGAAATGGGCGGTGAAACGCCTGTTGGAACAACAATGGCTATCATGGAACGTGGCACAAAAGTTATGTCTGCGATTCATAAACGCATGCATTATTCGCAAAAGGTTGAGTTTAAATTACTGTCAAAAGTCTTCTCTGAAACCATTCAGATGTATCCATATATGCCATCAACAGAAGTTGGCCCTGAGATATTCGCACAAGACTTTGATGCGAAAGTTGATGTACTTCCCGTCAGTGATCCAAATATCTTTTCAATGGCACAACGTATTGCG